ATAGTTCTACATCTATATATTCTGCAGTTACAGGAATTAACGGAGGAGCAATTGTTCTTCCAGCTGGAGCACAAATTACTGACGTTGTACACGCAGCAACAGGTGCAGCTGATAAAGCATTAAATCTAGGAACTACTTCAACAGCAGCTCAAGCAGCTTCTACTTCAATCGCTAGTGCTTTAAGTGCTAACGGTGTTCAATCAGCTTTGGTTGGAAATGATTTAGGAACTTTTGCAACAACTCCACTTACAGTTAATTCAACTGTGTTTGGTGCTGGAACAGGAAGTTCTACAACTGCTTCTACTACATCTGTAATCATTTATTACGTAATTAGTGATAATGGTAAACCAGGTGAAGTTGGACCAGGAGCTTAATTAATTTTTTAATAGAGCTCCTTCGGGGGCTCTATTAATATAAGGAGATAAAATGAGTTACAAAAGTGATGTAAAACCAGTCGTTACAAGTTCTACAAACGCAGTTCTTTTTACAGGACCTACAAGACTTCGTGGATATATGATTCAATCAACAGGAAGTTCAGGCACAGCTATTATTAATGGTTTAGTAAATGCTACAACTGTTAGCTCTTCAACTAATACACAAGTTTATATCAGTGTAGCTGTTGGTGCAGGACAAACTGAAACTTTAAATATTCCAGAAGATGGTGTTTTATACGCACAACGAAATGGAACAGCAATTGTTGATGGAATTGGTGTAACAGCAAACAGTAGTGCATTAAGTGTTACGCTATTCATAGACAAGTAGGAGAGTAGATGACTACTTCCGGAACTACAAGTTTTAATCTTGAACTAGATGAGCTTTTTGATGAAGCTTTTGGACGTGTAGGTATTGGAGGAACTAGATCTGGATTTCATTTAAGAGCAGCAAGAAGAAATTTAAATATTTTATTATCTGAATGGGACAATAGAGGTGTACATTTATGGAAGGTAAAATTAGCTACAATTCCATTAGTATTAGGACAAGCTGAATATAGTTATTCATCAGATCCTACAAATTACCCAAACGATATTAACGATGTATTAGAAGCATATATCAGAAATAATACATCACCAAATGCTTCACAACCTACAGATACTTCTTTAACTAAAATAGATAGATCTGCTTATGCAGCATTACCAAATAAATTATCACAAGGAACACCTTCACAATATTATGTACAAAGAACTTACAGTCCAAGTATCTTTTTATATCAAACACCAGGAACACAATTTTCTAGTCAAAGCACACCAAGCAATTTTCAATTAAGATTTTATTATCTTGCAAGAATTGAAGATGCAGGAAAATATACAAACACTCCAGATGTTGTATTTAGATTTTTACCAGCTTTAACTTCAGGTCTTTCTTACTATTTAAGTATTACTTACAAACCTGAAAAAACAGAAATGTTAAAATTAGTTTACGAAGACGAAATGCAAAGAGCATTAACTCAAGACTCACAAGCTGCTTCATTATTCATATCACCAAAAACATTTTATGGAGATGGTGTATAATGACAACTTTTGCTACAGGTAAGAAATCTTACGCCATATCAGACAGATCTGGCCAACGATTCCCGTATGACGAAATGGTAACCGAGTGGAATGGCTCCTTTGTTCATTTTAGTGAATACGAACCTAAACAACCTCAATTAGAACCAAAAGTACCAGGAAATGATCCGCAAGGATTATTAAATGCAAGACCAGATAGAACAGAACCATTATCGGTTGTGTTATTAGCATTCAATCCATTATTATCAACAGCAGGAAGTTCTACAATTTTAGTAACAGAACCTGGTCATGAAAAAACAACAGGAAATAAAATTATATTTACAAATGTAAATGCATTAAATGGATTTACTAATGCAATGTTAAATACAACACTTGGATTTTCACTAACAGTAGTTAATACTAATCAATATACTATCAACGCTCAAACTACCGCGAGCGCGAGCGGGAACTTTGGAGGTCAACCATCTGTAGGACCTTCAGCAGTTGCATTACCTAATAATGCTTTTGAAGTCACAGCAGGTAGTTCTACTATACAAGTTAATCAACCTAATCATGGTAAAGTAACAGGTAATACTGTTCAATTTCAAAGTTTAACGGTAGTTAATGCTTTTTTAACTTCTTCAGGATTTCAACAATCAGTATTAACAACTTCAACTGGATATAGTATAACAGTTGTTAATTTAGATAATTATCGTTTTAACGCATCGTCAGGAACTGGTTTATTAAATACAACCATTGGCGGTGGATCGGCGACAGCGGAGACAATATAGTATGGCACTAACATATTCACAATTAGTAACACAAATTAGAAATTATACAGAGGTAGATAGTAATGGATTATCTGATTCTACTGTTTCTATTATAGTTCAAAATACTGAAAATAGAATTTATAGAGAATTAAATATTGATGCTTTTAGATTATATGCATCAGCTGTTACAACTGCAGGAACAACTACAATTTCTGTACCATCCGGACTTCGTAATATTAGATATGTTGAAATGATTTCACCAGATGGAGAATTTTCTACTTTAGAACAAAAAGATAGTTCTTACATGGGAGAATTTAATGATCTTCCAAATTCTTCTACTTATTATGGAAAACCTAGAGTTTGGGCAAACTGGAATGAAACAACATGGTTTGTAGCTCCAACTCCTAATACTACTTATGCAATTAACATTGCTTATTATTCACAAGGAACTTCTATAACTGCTGGTAATTCAGCAACTTCAACGACTTATATATCTACTTATGCCCAAGATTTACTTCTTTATGGTTCTTTAGTAGAAGCATATAAATACTTGAAAGGTCCAGCAGATATGATACAAGTTTATGAACAATCTTATCAACAAGCGAGAGAATCTTTCGGTGTTGAACAAACAGGTAGAAGAAGAAGAGACGAATATGTTGACGGAGAACCTAGAGTTGTAGTAGATTCACCGCCACCAGGAAAATAATAAGGAGTTAATATGGCAAACATAGTACCAGATAGTTTTAAGGAAGAATTATTTGAAGCGATTCACGATTTTACAGCTTCTACAGGCGATACATTTAAAATAGCTTTATACAATACCGTTTCAGGTTTTGCTGCTGCAACAACTACAGTTTATGCTGCAACAATCGGATCAAGTGTTGAAGTGACAGGTACAGGTTATACTGCCACTGGAGCAACTCTTACAAATATTTCACCAACAGTTGCACAGAATGTTGCATTCGTAGATTTTAACGATGTAACTTTTACAACAGCAACTATTACTGCAGCCGCAGCTTTAATCTATAACACAACAAATGGAAGCAAAGCAGTTGTTGTATTAGATTTTGGTGGTAGCAAAACTTCAACAAACGGCGACTTTACTATTCAGTTCCCAGCAGCGAATTCAACAAGCGCAATCTTGAGAATATCGTAGTAGTTCGCCATAAAAAATTATGGCTAATAATACTTGGGGAATACATCCATGGAGTCAAGGCGAGTGGGGTCAACAGACTACTGATGTAACTGTTGAAGTAGGTATATCACAAGGTTGGGGCAGAGTTACGTGGGGAGAAGGAGCGTGGAATGAATCTGTTCCAATAGATGCTCTATCATTAAATTCAGGAACCATTTCTATAATAGGTAAAGCAGAAGTTGCTTTAATTGGAAATAATTTACAAGTTGAAACAGGTACAATTACATTTGCTGGTAAAGCAACTGTTGATGTTACAGGAAATAATTTAACATTAACGATTGGCAATGCCATTATCACTGCAAAATCTAATGTTGACGCAGAGACAAATTTATTAAATATACTTGTTCAAAGTCCAAATATTCTTGCAGGTGGATCAGTAACAGATGCTGTTGTTGGTGAAGAATTAGAAGTTGCTGTTGGAACAGTATCTTTTAGTTTAGATGATGTATTTACTGTAACAGGATCAAGTGTTCAAATTGGAGTAGGTCAAGTTGAAATTCAATTACCAACTATTGTTGATGCTATAGGTTCAAGTGTTGTCACATCTGTAGGAAATGTTGAAATAAAAGCTAAAAACTTTGTAGATGTAACAGGTAATGAAGTTAGTGTTCAAATTGGCGATCCTACTTTTTCATTAGGATTAGGAGTTACAGCTACTGGCTCTAGTGTAACAGTTAATGTTGGTACAGTTAATATAGAGTCAAGATATTTTGTTACAGGAAATCAAGTAACAGTAGGGGTTGGAAATGTAATACTTTCAACAGATCAAGTGATAATACCTTCTTCAAATCAATTGACAGTAGGTTCAGGAAGCCCTATTATATATGGTTGGAATATTATAAATCCAACAACAGGTCAAAACTGGTCTGCTATAAACCCTAACACAGGACAAAACTGGGTTGATATAACTTAATAAAAGTGATATGGAGAATTTAATATGGCAAGTACATTTAGTAATTTAGGCTTAAACTTACAAGCAACAGGCGAAAACTCTGGAACATGGGGAGCCATTACAAACGTTAACCTACAAGAAATTGATGCAGCAATCGCAGGTGTTTTTACAATTACACTTACAGGTAGTACAACTTTAGCATTTACAACAAATTCATCTTCAACAACATACACTGATGAATCGGGAAGAAATAAAACTATTATTTTATCAGGATCATTATCTGCAACTACAGTTACAGTAACAGTTCCTAACATTGAAAAAGATTACGTAATTATAAATAATTCAGGTGGAACAGTTACAGTTTCATCAGGTGGAGCAACAACTGTAAACATTGGAACAGGTTCTAAAAACTATGTTATCGTAGATCCGTCTACAACTTCAGTTATTTCAGCAGTACCTGCAGCAAGTCCAGGTGGAGCAACTACTAACGTTCAATATAATAATGCTGGAGTATTTGCAGGTTCTACTAATTTTACTTTTGATGGAACCAATGTTCAAATAGGATCTCAAGGTGATTTAAGATTAGGTGATGCAGATAATTCTAATTATGTTGCGCTTCATGCACCAACTACTATTACTTCAAATTATACATTAACACTACCAGCTACAACAGGAACAGCTAATCAAGTATTACAAACTGATGGATCAGGTAATTTATCTTTTGCAACTGTATCAGGCGGCGCTGCGTGGCAAGCGGTTGTAACTTCAACAACTCTTACAACAGTTTCAAAACAAGGTTATTTTATAAATACATCTAGTAATGCTATTACAGCAACATTACCAACTTCTCCAACACTTGGAGATTT